GATGATGCAGTCTTCAACTTCTCCATGATGTTTTTTAAGGTCATATAAATATTCTCTCCTGATCTGTGCATACTCTACAGGTATATTTGCATTTAAATACGCCATAAAAACTCCTCATTTAATTGTACCCCAATTTGGTCCAGATTCATAGTCCACTTTGTTAGGCACTTCTAACTTAATAGCATTTTCCATGATTGTTTTTATTTTCTCAGCTTGCTTTTCGCTTTCAATAGAAAAACAAAGTTCATCATGTATTTGTATATGTGGAACAATACCTTCTTCAAATAATAAGACCATTGCTTTTTTTGTCATATCAGCTGCAGACCCTTGTATTAATCTATTCAAAGCTTTGTATGTAAAAGCAGGTTGACAGAAACTTTCAAAGTTTTCAGCAAAGGGATCTTGTTTATGTTGTTCTAAAGATCTATTTGCTTTATAATAATCTTTGGCCTCGTCAATACCATCCAATATAGGAACAGCTTCTTCCATTATTTGTTTTACGCCATTCTCATCATCTTTATATTTTTGCACCACAAATCTACCTTCCTCTGCATTCCAATATTTATCTCTTGGTTCCCATTTATTAAAACGACAAAACCTATCCTCTAGTGTGTATATCTGTTTATTTTCCTCTGCATATTTCTGTAAACTGTTGGCCAACTGTCTCACAAAAGGCACTCTTTTATGGTACTGATCAAATAAATCCTTTGCTTCTTCTGTTTCTAGTTCTAATGATCTAGCTAGTTTATTCTTACCCATGCCGTAAAAAAGCCCTAAATTAATAGTTTTTGCTTGCTTTCTTGTTATTGAAGCCATGTCTGCAACCATGTCATGAAAGTCTGTGTCAGGTTCTTTATTGTATCTTTCAGCCATATCCATTGCTCCAGATATATCTTGGTCTTTTAATTTTAATGCATAGTGCACTACAAGTCTTGGCTCTTGTTGTGAATAGTCAAATGAAGCCCACTTACAATTTTCCTCTGGTAAAAATAACTCTCTTATCTTACTACCTTGTTCTGTTCTTGCAGGTATTTGTTGTAGGTTTGGATTTGACATACTAAACCTACCTGTGACTGTCCCACCTTGATCTGATCTTATTTGATTAATGTCTGCGTGTATTCTGCCTTTGTTTGAATATTTTAAAATACTGGTAACAAAAGTGTTGTGTAGTTTATCTAACTGTCTGGCTTTTGCAATAAGTTTTAAATATTTATTTGTATGTGATTCTAGATATAGTTTTGTTATACTAGGTCGCCCTGTTTTTGGCGTAACTTTATAATCTGTTATGTTTTGTTGTTTTAATAAAGGTTCGAAAGAGTCTGCAGACCATAATAATATCTCCACACCAGTTTCTTTTTTTATTTGATCTAGTATTTTCTCTCTCTCGTCTTCTAATTCTTTTCCAAATGTTTTTGTTCTTTTTTCATCAATTCTTACACCTCTAAATCTCATCTCTACTAAACAAGGAAATAGTCTTGTTTCTAAATCAAAAATACTTTCTAAAGTTTTAACATTTTTTGTGCCTGTGTTTATTGGTTTTTTTATTTCTTTTTTAAAAACATTCCAAAGTCTTAGAGTTAAACTTACGTCTTGCTCTGCATACTCTCTTACCTGGTCCCATGAAAGTTTATGCATGTTAGACATTGGGTCATCTACGTTAGATATTTCTTCTAAATCATTTTTATATTTTGTTTCTCCAAGATAATCTCTTGATAAAGAATCTAAAGTATACCTTTTTTTACCTGTTCTGTTTTCATCTATAATAGAAGCTGCAACCATGGTATCATATATTGGCCCCTTTGGCATAAGACCTGATTCTTTTCTTATCCAACACACATCATACATTGCGTTGTGAAAAACTTTTTTAACATCATCTCTTTGAAATAAAATTTTATTTAATCTTCTCCAAGTTATCTTTGGATCTAGATTTTGATGGCTGTACCGATGTCTTATTGGTATATACATTTTTTCATCTTTAAAAGCTAAAGCTATTCCACACACTTTACCTTTACCTATTATGGCCCCTGATCCGTGAGTCTTTAGCTGTGGATCATAGGTCTCTAAGTCAATTGCAACGGTTTCACCACTTTCTATTTCTATCTCTGATGTCTCAGGTATGTTCATTTAGTATCTTTCAATTTCTTTATTTCTAATTCACAGTAATGTATAATCTTTTCTAAGTCTTGTATACCATTTTTCAACTTGTACCTGCATACGTATTTCACAACGTTGCCTTGAAAAAATGAAAGATCGTTTTTAGAAATAAATTCATACGGTTGTATCACCATATCTTTGTAATGTTTACCACCCACTTGTCGACTCTGTGGAAACGCTTCTTTAAAAATATCTTTATTAGTCATATTTATCCTCCTCTCCTTCTAGTGTTAAGTTTGTTTTACTTTTGACCAACCACAATGTTTTCTTTGCTCTAGAACACGCAACATATTTCATTCTCTTTTTAGAAAAATTATCTTCTGTTCTTGTTAGAGTTAGATCAAGCACTACGTTGTCAAATTCTTTTCCTTTTATTGTGTGTATGTTTTCTACAAAAATTCTTTTGTCTTCTAAATCCCTGTTATTATTGACTATTTCTCGTATGTAATTTTTCATAAAAATACTACGCACTGTATTTATTAACTGAAAATCTTCTATGTTTTTCACTTCATTACGTAAAAATTCTTTTTCAATTAAAAAATTTAAATCATAACTTCCCCTTGCAATAGAGTCCATTTTTTCTAGACTATAATTTTTACCAAGGTATCTGGGATCGATTGATTTTAGAAGTTGCTTTATCTCTTTTAAGACAACACTTTCACCATTAGCCAATTGTAAAAATAATCTTTGATTTTTTATTTGTCTTGTAGGATCTTCGAATACTTTTTTTCTCTGTAGTTTTTTTAAATCGTTGTACGGCATTTGAAAAGGCACGTTTATATTTATTAAATACTTTATAGTGTGTATTGGATCGTTACCTCTGTATGTAAATATAAATTTTTCTTTTGTTTCTAATATACGTCTTCTTAGTTCAGCTGCGTTTTCATCTTGTTCTAAATCCCTTAACATATATTTTTCACCCTCAATAACTTCTCCAGTGTCTTTATCTTTTAATGGCGCCCATACCCTTGAGTATTCATAATGGTCCCATATATCTTTTATAATTTTTTTACAGTAATCGTTTACAATACGTGGACACCTATAACCTTGTTCTAATTCTATTTCAGGATTTGCAAACTCTTTGTGAAAAGCATCTGGGTCAGCTCCAGAAAATTCAAATATAGATTGGTCAGGATCACCTGCTTTATAAAAATAGTCTACGTTTTTAGATAATGCTTCTTCTGCTTTTCTTTGAATAACACTAGAGTCTTGTGCTTCGTCTAGTATCAAAACTTTAACATGAGCATACTTTGGTTCTGCTTTCTTTATCTTATAAAAATATTCTATCATGTCATCAAAGTCTAATAATGCTTCAGCTCTTTCATTGATTTTTATGTCAGTTTTAAAGCTGTGGTAATTTTTTGCTAACTCTTGGAGTTCTGTTGGGTAGTATTTATAATCATTTTTTTCTTCAAAGCCTAGAGTAGCGTAGTATTCAATCGGACTCATTCCATTGTTTCTAGCAAAACTATTAAATTTAAAAAACGGATGTAGTCTAAATAAAGAATCTATGTCCTTGAATTTTTTATTCATAGTATGTTTATTAAATAGAGGATGCATTTGTGACATGATATCGTAATCATCTAAATCAAACTCCTGCCCTTTGGTTACTTGTTTTGCTATTGAATTACAGTACGAGTGTATTGTAGAAACATTGTTTTCTAATGTTTTCTTTGAGTTTTGAACTTTATAATATATTTCTTTGCCCGTCTCTTTTTGATAATCTAGTATAGTTTTGGGCTCTAATATTTTATCCCTTATAATTTTAGCGGCTGTTTTTGTATGAGACATAAGTAAAATATCTGCTGGAGAATATTTATCCAACAGTTCATAAAATATTTTTGTAAGTCTTGTTGTTTTACCTGTGCCTGGTGGTCCAGCTATTCTAATCTTTATCATTTTTTATTTGTTTTGTTGCTGTTTGATTTATTGTTACTGCAAATTTACTTGAGTCTGCTGCAAACTTCCAAGTAACACATGAGACTCTTTTTTTACTTACCTTGTCTTGGTAATCACCTCTATTTCTTGTTGCCTCCATAATCTTTTTAAGGTCAAAACATATTTTTCTAGATGATGTTCTATCGTTTTTAGAAGACAGGTAATCCATTAAATCTTTTAGTCTAAACTCTATTGTTTTTTGTTTTTGATCAAAATAACAAGTGCCCCATTGTATGTTATGTTTTTCAACACTAACTGTAGCTTTTTCTATAAAATCATAAATTAAAGATTCGAATTGATATTTCTTTTGTGTTTCTTCTTCTGCTTCTTCTATGTTTCTTTTAGTTAGTCTTTGTAGTTGCCATTGTCTAAAGTCATCTGGCTTCATCTGCCATAAAGCAGGAGGAGGAAAATAACCTGTATCTGCAAGTTTGGTGCAGTATAATTTTTTATCAATAATTTCTGATCCTGTAAACTCTACACGAACCTGTTTTAAATTTTCAATAGAGTCTTTGACAACCTTTACAACATCAAAAAATACAGGAGGTTCACTGGTGTACTCTGTTATGGTGCCAAATAATTCCTCTGCTCTTACAAGTTTCTCTGCCTCTTCTTTATTGATACCACAAATATGAAACCTGCACGCTGTTGGATCACAATCTTTTTGTATGTTTGGTCTTTTGCAAAGATATTTATACTCAACGTTTTCTGATTTAAATATTGTCTTTTCTATCTCATCCTCTGGTAAAGGGCTCTCCATACTTTCTTTATTAAAAAATTTTAGCAAACCTTTTGCATCAAAGTTTGAAAACTCAGGTATTTCTTTTGCATGTTTTTCTGCTCTTTTTGCCCATGTAAAACAATGCATAAGATAATCATTCCTACCTATATCTGCAGGTATTTTATTGTCATTTCTTTTTAAACAGTTTTTCATACACGGGATGTATAAGTCTTCTAAACTTTTTGCTTTCTCTTTTTTTCTAGGTATTTTTTCGTCGACTAAATATTTTCCTAAATTATCCTGTGCATATTTTTCATACATCTCAAAAAATTCTTCGATAGTTGCAGCTTCAAACTCATCATTCCATGCGTATCTACTACCTTCTTCATGATTAAAGTATGGTAAGTTTAAATAAGAGCCCGTATCTTTTGGATCTATTTCTGTTTGTAATGGGTATATTCTATCTAATTTATCTGCTACTCCAAGTTTAGCAGCAAATTTTTTCATAACTTTTTGGACTTCAATTGCGTTTGTAAAATCTTTCATAAACAAATAGACATGAGCACAACCGCTCTTTGATCTAAACATAATCAAAGGTAGTTCTAATTTTCTAATTGTTTTTAAAAGATCTTCGTAATCAAATTCTGGTAGGTCAATATCTATTGCTCCCCACTTGCATGTGCCATCATCTTTTAGTGGCATAACTCCTATGGAAGGATATTTACCATCTAAATGATTCTGCCAAAGTTGTTTAGTTAAGGGTTCTCTTATAGTGTTATTACGTCCCTCTGCCTTTATCCCTGAAGATTTGCCTTTTACAAAAGTGCCGTAAGCCCTATTTAAACCTTCAAATATATTTATAAATCTTTCCAACATACGTTAAATGGGCGTCTCCACTCTCGCTTAGACGCCCACTACCTAGGATATTATAAATCTATTGAAGTTTTCTTTACTTCTTGATTTTCTGGTTTAGCTTCTACTTCACCTTTACCTACGCTCACAGCAAAAGATTTAGCCATCTCATAAGCTGACTTATCTTGTACTGGACCAACTTTAGCTACATCCCAACCAAACCATGTTCCTTTGTCATTAGACATCTGAACGGTTGATAGTTTATAAATGTGGCTGTAAGTAGGCGGAGTAAACAAACCATTCTTACCCTGCATCTTGATCCCCATCATCATCGAATTCCATTTTCTACTAACTTTTAATTGAGTAGACTTCATTGAAATCAACGCTGTTTGCGGATTTTTTCCAAGAATCAATACGAAGTGATTAGCGGTATTGTCAAGATAATTACCGTTTGGTAATCTATCTTTGTAGTCTTTACCTCTAGTGGTCTGACTAATAATATCACTATCTGCCTCGTGAATAGCTACAGGAGCACCAGTGCTTTGGCCTCTGTCTTGCCATTCTATGTATTGTCTTTTGTAATGACATGGCACAACTTCTATTGTGTCATACAACTGATTAGTGACAGTGTTTATTATTTTGCCAGGCTCTGCGCCTTCGACATACTTACCATCTCTTTTGTTTACCTCTGGAGATAGTTGGCCCAAAATTTTTAAGAAAGGCAACGCAAGATCTTCTTGCGATATATTTTGAGCACCTTGATTTGCATCAGCTTCAAATAAGTTTACTGCCAATGCTCCTTCTTTTTTTGTTGCTACTTGGTTCATGTTACTTGTTCCTTTTTATTGTAGTTTTATTCTCCGAGAATATCCCGAAGATTTCCGTTGGCATTTCTTTACCTGCCTCAATACGCTCACGGACTAACGCTTTCAGAGTCATGGGCTCCACCTTCATCTTTTGTGTCGGTTGAAACCCTTGACTCTTCGCAAGTTCAGCATACGATGCTGCCTTGTTATCTTCGTTACGGCCAAAGGATACCATAATTTCGTTTTTTATAATATCACCTAGTCCATTATCACGAAGCCAGTTAAACGCCGTTGCTTTATTAGCTTCCGTTATTGTTGCACGGTACGACGTTGAAACTTTAAGATGTGATCCATCTTGAAGTTTTAATTCTGATAAACCCATTTCAGACATCATAGTTGGTATGATATCACCAGAGACTTTTTGTATTTCAGTCTTTGTATTCTTTAGGTTCTCTTCTTGAAGTTCTTGTCTCTTTTGTAAAGACTCCAACTTCTCAACTTGATCTGCAAGTGATTGAAGACCATCAGTCCTCTTCATTGCATCTTGTTGATCTTTTTCAAAGTCAATTGTCATCTATTTCTCCTTTCTCGTATAGATTAATTTCTATAGGATAATATTTTCTTTCTTGTTTATCCCATTTTAACAATTTATATTTTCCATTTGTAATATCAGAAACTATAGAGCATGCAACACCTATTATAGCAGGATCGCCTGTAAGTAGTAAGTAATCATCACTCTTAAAATTTTTTAAAAGTTTTCTTAACTTAAAAACTAAAGGACCTGGAGAAAATATTATTTGTGAAAGCTCTGGTAACAAAAATTTAAACGTACCGTATTGAGATGCACCCATAATATTTATTCTAGGATTTCCTTCTTTCGTTCCTGGTATTTCCTGTATCACGTACACTATACTTTCTTTCATGTATTGACATATAGTTCATCCTATATTATATGTCAACTAAGAAAGTATAAAGTTATGAATTATAAATTTAAAACTAAACCATATGCACATCAATTGACTGCATTAGAAAAGTCATGGAATAAAGAAACCTTTGCTTATTTTATGGAAATGGGTACGGGTAAAACAAAAGTGTTGATAGATAATTTAGCCATGCTTTACGATAAAGGTAAAGTAGATGGTGCTTTAATTATTGCACCAAAAGGTGTTGTTGGAACTTGGTATAAACAAGAACTGCCAACACATTTACCTGACCATATAGAGAATGTGACCGTATTATGGCAGCCTCTAATAACTAAAAAACAACAAGAAAGTTTAGATGAATTGTTTGGTACAGACAACAAACTTCATATTTTAGTTATGAACGTAGAAGCACTTAGCACTTTGAAAGGTAAAAAATTTGCTTCATCTTTTTTAAATAGTCATTCTAGTATGATGGCAATAGATGAGTCTACGACTATTAAAAACTCATCTGCTAAAAGAACTAAAAATATATTAGAGCTGTCCAATATGGCGAAGTATAGAAGAATAATGACGGGTTCACCTGTTACTAAAAACCCACTAGATTTATACTCACAGTGTGAATTTTTAAGTCCGTGGTTACTAAACTTTCAATCCTTTTATGCTTTTAGAAATAGATACGCAGAAATGAAAACAATACACGCAAGAGGGAGGTCAATACAAGTGGTTAATCATTTTAAAAATATAGGGGAACTATCTGATAAATTAAAAAACTTTTCTTATCGTGTGTTAAAAGAAGACTGTTTAGATTTACCTGATAAAATCTATATTAAACGTCATGTTTCTTTAACACCAGATCAGGTAAGATTGTATAATCAAATGAAGACTGCAGCGCTTGCTATCCTAAATGGTAAGCAAGTCACTAGTGTAACAGTGCTCACACAGTTAATGCGTTTACATCAAATAACTTGTGGTCATTTTACTGCGGATGATGGGTCTACTCAATCTGTTGATAGTAATAGATTAAACGAGCTGATGTCTGTTTTAGATGAAACTGAAGGTAAAGCGATTATATGGGCTAACTATCAGTTAAGTGTAGGTGAGATTATACAAAGAATAATTAAAGAACATGGTGAAGATTCTTATGTTCATTATTATGGTCTAACTTCACAAGAAGAAAGGCAAGATAATATACGTAAATTTCAAGAAGATCCTAAGTGTAGATTTTTAATTGGCACACCACAGACAGGTGGTTATGGTATCACACTTACCCAAGCCAATACTGTTATCTATTATTCTAATGGCTATGACCTTGAGAAAAGATTACAATCAGAGGATAGAGCGCACAGGATAGGACAGAAAAAATCTGTAACTTATGTTGATCTGATAGCTGAAAAAACAGTAGATGAAAAAATTGTAAAAGCTCTTAGAAAGAAAATAAATATAGCTTCTGAAGTTATGGGTGAAGAATTAAGAGAGTGGATTTAAACTAGGTCTACAGCGTCACCAATGACAGGTTTGTATTTTGTTTTACCATCTTCTTTGTACGCTCTTAATAATTGTTTACGAGGATTATCAGCTACCCAAGAGCAGTGAACCCATCCCGAGTTGGGTTCTCCAGGAGTGTGGAACTCGAGGATCATTTGATCCCACTCGAGGTTTGCTTTGATCCAATCA